TTACGAAGACTAAAACTCTCGCAGCTTACGGACAAATTGTTGACGTGCTATTTGCAGGTAACAAATTTCCTATCAGCATTGAGCCAACAATTTTACCTGAAGGTGTCGCAAAAGATGTCAGCTTTGACCCCAAAGAACCTGAGCAGATGCGTGAAGAAATTGAAGAAGACAGTCCTTATGGGTTTTCTGGCGATGGTATGGAATTGCCTAAAGGTGCTACTGAAAAAAGTTTACTTGATAGGCTTGGTCCTTTGGAAGACAAGTTGGGTGAGGTTGAAAACCTTAAAGAGGAAGTTGGGAAAACTCCTACAGCGATAACATTTAGTCCTGCCATGATTGCTGCAAAGAACATGGAAAAGAAAATCATGGACCAATTACAAGAAGCAGGTGCTAACAAGCAATTAAGAAGCACAGCTTTTGAAATGGCACTTTTTGGAACAGGTGTTATGAAAGGTCCTTTTGCTACCGATAAAGAGTATGCAGGTTGGGATGACGAGGGAGAATATAATCCTATTTATAAAACAGTTCCTTCTACTTCTCATGTATCAGTATGGAATTTTTATCCTGACCCTGATGCTACTAATATGGATGACGCACAATATGTTATTGAAAGACATAAGATGTCAAGGACTCAATTAAGAGGACTAAAGAAAAGACCATATTTTAGAGAGCAAGTTATTGAAGAAGCCATACAACAAGGCGAATTGTATGACAAAAAATATTGGGAAGATGATTTATCGGATTATGCACCTGACCATGGAATAGAAAGATTTGAAGTTCTTGAATATTGGGGTATGTGTGATACTACGATGTTAGAAGAAAATGGTGTGGAAATACCGAAAGAATTAAAAGATTTTGAAGAATTACAGGCTAATATATGGGTTTGTAATGGTAAATTAATAAGATTAGTATTAAATCCATTTAAACCTGCAAGAATACCTTATATGGCAGCACCTTATGAATTAAACCCATATTCTTTCTTTGGTGTAGGTATTGCAGAGAATATGGATGATACACAAACTTTGATGAATGGTTTTATGAGAATGGCAGTAGATAATGCTGTATTATCAGGAAATCTAGTTATAGAAGTAGATGAAACGAATCTAGTTCCGGGTCAAGACTTATCAGTCTATCCGGGTAAAGTATTTAGAAGACAGGGTGGTGCTCCGGGTCAAGCTATATTTGGCACGAAGTTTCCTAATGTTTCTAACGAGAATTTACAACTGTTTGACAAAGCTAGACAGTTGGCAGATGAGAGTACAGGTATGCCATCGTTTGCTCATGGTCAAACAGGTGTAACTGGTGTAGGTAGAACTGCATCAGGTATATCAATGCTAATGAATGCTGCAGCAGGTAGCATTAAAACAGTTATAAAAAATATAGATGACTATCTTCTTAAACCTTTGGGTGAAGGTTTATTTAGATTTAATATGCAATTTGATTTTGATAAAAATATAAAAGGTGACTTAGAAGTGGTTGCACGTGGAACAGAGAGCTTGATGGCTAATGAAGTAAGAAGCCAAAGACTAATGGGTTTTCTACAAGTAGCATCCAATCCTGTCCTTGCACCATTTGCTAAGTTTAATTATATTATTAGAGAAATAGCCAAGTCTATGGAGTTAGACCCTGAAAAGGTTACAAACAACATGGATGAAGCAGCAATTCAAGCAGAACTACTAAAAGGCTTTCAAGCAGAACAACCTCTTCCCCAACAAGGGCAACCACCTGCAGGAGCTAACCCACTTGACCCAACAGGAGCAGGTGGTGGAACTATAGGAACAGGTCAAGCACCTATTCCGGGTGAACAAGGATTTGCAGGAAGGATGCAAGGTGGAGAACAACAACAAGCAGGTACTCAGCCAACTCAAAACGTTGGTCAACAACCTGAAGCTAATCAACAGCTTCAATGATTATTTAGACGTGCAAATACAAGCACATTATAAAATTATGGAACAGAGCAATGATATGGTTACTGTTCATAGGTCACAAGGAGCAGTGGCTACTTTAAAGAGACTTAAACTATTAAGGGATGAAGTCAATGGAAATGCTAACTAAAGAAAT